AAGAAATTAATAGGAGAATCAAATGGCAGAAAGAATAGTAAGTCCTGGAGTATTTACAAGAGAAAAGGACTTGTCATTTCTACCTCAAGGGATTGGCGAAATTGGAGCAGCATTAGTAGGTTCAACAGTAAAAGGACCAGCATTCGTTCCAACAACAGTATCATCATTTTCAGAGTTTCAGCAAGTATTCGGTGGATTGACTTTAGATTCATATCTACCATATACGGCTCAAACTTATTTAGAAGATGCTGGAACAGCAACAATCGTTAGAGTATTAGGAAAAGACGGGTACACACTTGAAAACCCAATAGCATTAACAGTATCATCATCACATGGTGAGAACGTAGTAGCAGTACTACACCCAACACATGAAATAGTATCAGATGTAGATGTATTTGATGATGCACTAATTGGTGACCACTTTGGTTCAGCAGCAGTATCAGCATCAATATTTTCATTAACAGTAGATGGTTCTGAAGCTTCAACAAAAGCTTATTCAGCATCATTAAATCCAACAAGCGATAACTACTTCACAAAATCATTTGGATTTTCTCCAAAAGGTTCTGAAGAAGCGTATGTTTTAACTAACTTTAAAACATTCCAAAAAGAAACATTCGCAAAAGCTGGTGAGATTCCTGTTGTAACAATGGATAAAGCTAAAGATATAGATTATACTAAAGCTTATACAGAAGCATCAACACCATTTATTACATCACAAAAAGTAGGTGGTAATACAACTAACTTATTTAAGTTCCATACATTATCACATGGTACGGCAACTAACTATGAGTTTAAAATTGGTATTCAAGATGTTAAAATAGCAGGTTCAGTACCTGGTTCTGAATATGGTTCATTTACTGTAATAGTAAGAAGAGTAGACCAAGATAAGATTGCTGGTTCACCATTCGTAGGAGTAGTTGATGCAGATATCAGACCTAATTTAGTTGAAACTTTTCAAGGTGTTAACTTAGATCCTGATTCACCAAACTTTATCGTAAGAGTAATTGGTGATAAGTATATTACTGTAGATGATGCAGGTAAATTATCAACTAATGGTGATTACAGAAATAACTCAGCAAATATTAGAGTTGAAGCAACTGCAGCTGTTATGAACAAAGCTATTGATGAATCATTAGTACCTTTCGGATTCGCAGCATTACAAAATCCATTTGGAACAGCATTTGCACTTCCATCTCCAACATTTGTTGCTAACCAACAAATTAACTCATCTTATAATCCTAAGAAATTCTATGGATTAGATTTTGATTTCGCAACATCAGATAATAGAAACTTCCTATCACCAACTCCTGATTCGGCAACGGCAGCAGTAGGTACGGCATTCTATTTAGGTGATTATAACCAAGAAAGTGGAGCTAACTATCCTTCGGCAGCATCGCCAAATACTGATAAAATAGGATTAGATGATGCTAAAACTACGATTAACTCTCGTAAGTTCTTAGTACCATTTCAAGGTGGTTTTGATGGATTCAAACCATCTAGAGTTGTATCTTTAGATACTAACATATCAGCTGGAAATACACAAGGATATGATTGTTCATCAAATACAGCAGCAGGAACATTAGCATACAGAAAAGCAATAAACGCTGTATCTAATCCTGATGAATTTGATATCAACATGATAGTAATTCCTGGTCTTATCCATAGATTACATTCTTCAGTAACAACATTCGCTAAAGATATGTGTGAAGATAGACAAGATACATTCTTTATTATGGATGCATCTGCATGGGGTGATTCAATATCTACGGCAGTTAACGCTGTTCAACCATTTGATTCTAATTATGTAGCATCTTACTACCCTTGGGTTAAGATACTTAATACTGATAAAAATAAACCTGTTTGGGTTCCGCCATCTGTAGTACTTCCGGGTGTTATAGCATTTAATGACCAAGTTGCAGCCGAATGGTTCGCACCTGCTGGATTAAATAGAGGTGGATTAACTTCAGTAATTGAAGCTAAGACAAGATTGACTAGAGTTGAGAGAGATGCACTTTACGAAGGTAGAATGAATCCTATCGCAACGTTCCCTGGTCAAGGTGTTACTGTATTTGGACAGAAAACATTACAAGCAAAACCATCGGCATTGGATAGAATCAATGTAAGAAGATTGTTAATCGCAGTGAAGAAATTCATCGCATCATCTACTCGTTACTTAGTGTTCGAAAACAACACAGCAGCTACGAGAAATAGATTCTTATCAATCGTTAATCCTTACTTAGAATCAATTCAACAAAGACAAGGTTTATTCGCATTTAAAGTGAAGATG